GAAGACGATCCCAAATCATTTGTTCCTGGCTCTCCTCGGTCGTTTGCATTGCAGCGCCGAGCGACACGCCGCCAACTCCTCGCCATCGCCACCGAACTGGAGAACCACCAATGACCACCACCCCCAACTTCCGCGAATTGTGCAAGGAGCTTGTGGATGCTTTCGACATCCCTTCATCCTTTCAGTACAAAGCTCTGGCGCTCGCCCGCGCCCGCGCCGCCCTAGCCACCCCAACGCCGGAGCCGACAACAAGCCAAATCACATTCAATGATTCGCCCGCTGAAGAAGTCATCCGACTTGATAAGGAGGGTTTCCATTACAAAGGTCAGTTTATTGCTGATGCTGGTAAAGCCCACCGCTTGATGCTTGTGTTTCTGAAGCAACATGCCAAGGTTGAGCAAGAGCCGCCGACGGATGAGAAGTTGCTGGCCATGCGTTCGTGGTCAAGCCACGGTCCCACATTTGACAGCGATCTTGTGGATTTTGGCCGCCGTTGTTACAACTTGGCCAAGCAACCTGTAAGTACGCCTTACAAGTTGCCCGAGCCGGTGGCGCCGACGGATGATGAATTGAATGATCTTTGGAATTGTTGCGGCGATCATGACGAAGAGGGTGATCACTATGGCAACATTTTTAAGTTTGCTCGCGCCGCCATTAAGAGGTGGGGCGCCAAGTGACCCCACGCGCCAGCTACGGGATGGCCAACCCAAACTCACTATTCGACGCCAAGACCGTGCGCGAGATCCGGTTGATGCACCTCTGCGATGGTGTCGCTGCATCCCAGATTGCCCGGGACCTAGGGGTGAACGTGTCCTGCATCAGCAGGATAGTGAATTGGAAGTCATGGGCGCAGCAGGATGAAGATCTGCGCGCCATCCCCAAGCCTGGCCATAAGGGTGGCGGGGATTACCACCAGCTAAAGCCTGAGGGTTACGAGAAGCCTGCACCTCCACAACGGCTTACCTGTCGCAGCTGCCTTCATCTGAACGACAACACCGGCGTTTGTGACTTCGGGTTTCCTGAGAGCTTGACATCGGCTTACACGTTCGCAGCGAAGTGCAATGTCTACCAACCAATCAACAATGGATGATCTCATTAACGAGCCATTGCACTACCGCCAGGGCGAGATCGAGTGCATTGATGCGATCGAAGCAGCGCTCACGCCAGAGGAGTTTCGCGGCTACTGCAAGGGGAATGCGCTCAAGTACATCTGGCGCGAGCAGCACAAGGGGCAGCGCAGCTCGCTGGCAAAGGCCGCATGGTATCTAGCGCGGTTGCTTGGCTAGAGCTCACCAGACACCCAGCGTGCGATTGCCCATTCACGGTTTGATGTCCAGAACGGCTGCTCGCGATACCAGTCCACCCAATGCTTGTGGCCCTTTTGGCTGTTGCACATTAGGCAGCAACTGATGAGGTTCTTGCGGACGGTGAGGCCGCCGAACACCTTCGGCACAACGTGATCAAGGGTGGGGCTGCGACCGAGGTGTTCGCCGCAGTAGGCGCACTGATAGTTCCAGGCGCGGTGGATCTGATCACGCGCCGAGCGTCGGGTGACGAGGCGGGTTTCGTCAATGTGTGCTTTGTCCACCGAGATCGAGCGGCAGGGGCAAGGCCTCGACTGAAAGGTCAAGGATGTCGTCGTCGTTGCCGATGTGCTCTGTGATGCGGCTGTAGATATCAGCCGGCAGCTCGTCTAGGTTGGTGTTTGATCGGTAGATGACCTTGGCGGTGATCTCGATCAGGAAAGCCTGCATGGGGTGACCGCCGCTTGCTCAACCGTAACGGACGCGACGGGCTGGGCAGGTGTGACGGATTGTGAACAGGCCGCCATGAGCGGGGATGATGCGCCGCCGGTGGGGTATAGTTCTTTCATCAACCGCCACCGACCGATGACCACCACCTACCAGCGCGAAACTCTTACCGCCCTCTACGCCTCCCTTGACTACCTGACCTGCAACGATCTGCCCGGCCAAGCTGAGATCCAAGCCGCAATCCAAACCATCGAAGCATCCGCCGCCTGACCCTCACCGGGCCGCTCCGGCGGCCCTCCTCCTATGCCCAAGCTCGATCCCGAATACGACCACATCCCCGAGGACGAGGCCGAGGATGATGATGACGACCGCGACCACCCGAGCCTGACGGCTGCCGAACGCAACCCATCCATGAAATGACCTACATCCTTGACCTTGGCCTGTGGCACGTCGGCACATTTGCGACGCACATCGCAGCGCAGCATTGGGCTGAGAGCCATGGCGTTGAAAATTACCGGTTGATCCCACTGGATGATCCAGCAGAAGCTCCTGCTAAGGTGCATCGCTACCGTCACACCAGAGCAGATGCCGACCATTCGCCTGGCTGATGCCGCCAAGCACTACGAACAGCAACCGCATCAGCTGGCCGCCTGGAACGCCCTGCAGCAGGTGCTCAGCGCCAAGGAGGTGGAAGACTTCGCCGCCCTGTACCGCGCCGCTCCTGCGGTCAAGCCAGCCGCTACCACCAACCCGCTGAAGGTGCGGTGGCAGAGCCAACTCGACAATAAATCTGGCACCGGCTACCGCGAGTGTTTCAGCTCCAGCTGCGCCATGCTTGCCATGCACTGGGGCAAGGTGGCGAATGATGATGCCTATAACGCGATCCGCAACCAGTACGGCGACTCAACCGACGCGCAGGCGCAGCTGCTGGCGCTGCGCAGCTTGGGCCTCAAGGCTAACTTCCACACTGATGGCACACCCGCCAGCCTCGAGGCTGAGATCGCTGCTGGCCGGCCCGTAGCCGTGGGCTGGTTGCATCACGGACCCGTGTCTGGCCCGTCGGGCGGTGGCCACTGGAGTGTGGTCATCGGCTACACCGCGACGACCTGGATCCAGAACGACCCCAACGGCGAGGCCAACCTGTCCGGTGGTGGGTACACCACGAACACCAAGGGTGCTGGCGTGGTCTACAGCCGCAAGAACTGGAACCCCAGGTGGATGCCCGGGGGCACCGGCGGCTGGTACCTCAGCGTTTTACCAGCGGGGTGACGACACCAGCGAGGATCTCGATGGCCCGGTAAAGCTTCACAGCCATCTTGCTGTAGCGACCCAGGGCCTCGTTGTCCTTAGGGGTGGGTGTGAGGTTGACGATCGCCACCGCAGCGCCGTGCACGGCGATAGCAACGGCGATGTACTCAGCGATCCGGTCGGTCATGGCATTGCGGTAGCTGCGGTTCAGTCTGCCATCCTTGCTTCAACCTTTGACACCCGCTGCTCGACTGAGTTGAGGCGCCCAAAGGTCTCCTTGCGATCAGCGCGGATGTCAATGTGAAGCTCCTCGAGGCGGGTGGCGACGTTTTCGACTGCAACGGTGAGGCGGGTGACGACCTCGCGGTTGGTGGTGTTGCCACGGATGGCGCCACCTGTGGCCATGACTAAGGCGGTGAACGCTGATCCAACTAGGGCGGCGATGACTTCGATCATGGTCCGCAGTGGCGTTAGCCCAGTTTAGCTGTTCATCTCACGCAAAGACCCGATACGGCTGCTCAGGTGCCACCAGGAACTCCTCCCACCCAGACGGCAGCACCCCGGCAAAGTTCACGTGGAACCCAGCCAACACCGTGGGTGCAACAATCACATCGCCGGTCTCTGGGTCGTACTCACCGCCACGGGTGATGGTGCCAACCACGTCGATCGCACGGTCATGCGTGTAGGCAACGAGGGTGTCGTCGGCCATGAACCCAGCGGCAGTGGCAGCAGCGGCCCAGGCGTCGGCGTCGGGGAATCGTAGGAACTGCGTCATGGTTGGGTTATGGAAACTAGGGTGGGGTTGGCTAGGCGGACGGGCCAGTAAGTGAGGCGGCGGATGGTTGAGTTTAGAATTTGGCTGCTACCAGCACGCGCACCAATGTCAAGTTGAGAAACAGTTGGCAAAGTCACAGCACTGTCCACGGTTATCGCAGATCCATTAGCTGAAACGCCAGAATTATCTGCTTTGTAACCAAATCCAATTTGATATTCCTGAGCTGTCAACGTTGGAGTATTACCAGTAAACGTATCTGTGCCTCCAGAAACAACAGCAACGTCTAAAATATTTGAAGCGTTAACTGCAAAACTTATGCGTTCATTGGCCGTACCATTTGAAAAAGTAACGACTTGGTGCGTCACGCTAAATGCACGCTCTGCATAGCTTGCATAAGCCGTCCCCTCCGTCTGGTTGTAGAACGAGCTAAACGCAGTGCCCGTAATGCTTGCCACATCAGCAGCGCGGGTGGCGGTTGCGGTCGTGGTGGGGATGTAGGAGGTGGGGAAGGCTCCGGCTTCTAGTTGGGCGCCCCAAAGAAACAGGCCGCTGGTGCCGTCGCCTGTGTAGCTTGCCGCTCGCGCAGCTGACGCATTTGTTTGAAGTGAAACAATTCCGCTAAAGGTTCCAGCGGCAAGTGCGCTTGTAATGCTAAGCCTAAACCAGTCAGAACCTGCGGGTGTAATAGTTGCTGATGTATATGTACCAGCGGTTACGGCCCCCGTGGCTAAATTAAAGTTTGCAAAGTTTGTTGACGCGCCGCCAGACCATAATAGTTGAACAATTGAGCGTTCAACTGCTTTTACATGAATTGAAAAAGTATACGTTAGCGCCGATATCGCAAGTGCCTGTTCAATTGCTTTGAAGCCGGCACCAGAATTTTCTATTAACTTGTCAGCAGTTGACGTTCCATTGGGGGCTACTGCAACATTGCTTGACTCTGTTGTGTTTCCGTTAGTCCAACTCGCACTCTCAAACTCCTCACTCCGCAGCAGCAAGTTCGTCCTAGCCTCCTCCACCAGCAGGCCAAGGCTTTCACCCGTGGTCGGGTTGTGGTCGAAGCGTGCCTCGTTCGTCACCGCCGACTGCAACACCCCATCACTGCCGACATACGTGCCGGTGCTGGCGCGGGTGAAGGTGACGCGGGGGTCCAGGGTCTTCTGCAGGGCAAAGCGCAGGTCTAGGGGGGCAAGGCTAAATATGCCAGCACCCGTCATGCCAGCTTTGCGGCTAGCTTTTATTGATTGCCGTAAACCTGCTTGCAGATTTTTAGCCATCAGCCGGCACACATTAGAGCAGCTACTGATGGGCTGCCACCGCTCAAACTAACAAGCCGCAAACGGGCATAATTAACTGGGCAATTGCTTAGGCAGTAACCAGTTGTGCTGTTGGATGTGATTGTAGTATCAACATTATTTTGATCAAGGTTAAAATAACTGATGCCATCAAGGCTGCCTTCAAAGCGGATAACAACGTTGGTGCCGATGGTCGCAACGGTGACTTGGAAGGTCACTGCTTTGGCGCCATAGCTCAAGCCGTTTTCGGTAACGCCTGCTGCGGTAAGCGTGTCAAGCGTTACAAACTGTTTTGATTGAAGCGATTCGTCAGCGGATGGCATGAGTGGAAGTGCTTTGGGAACAGTTTAGCAGAACCCTAAAGCCCCAGCAGCGCCTTCAATTCCGCCACCGTCATGGTGTCGCCTCCAGGGCAGCCTTGATTTCGTCAGGGTCAGCAGCGGCGTCGATGGTGACTTGCACCTCGGCGTACTTGTTGCGGATCTGCTGGCGGGCGGCTTCAGCCTCAGCGGCGTCTGCGCCTGGGATCTGCTTGGCGATGATCTCGTCAAAGGGGGCAAAGGCTTTGGTGCGGGCTGCCCGGCGTTTGTCGTGGCCGATGGCTTTGCACTGGTCAAGGTCGTGCTCGACGCAGCCGTCCATGCCGATCACCCAGGCGTTGCGGAAGGTGCGGTCGCTAGGGATGTCAGCAGCGTCAACAATTGAATACGGTGTGTTCTCGGGCACGTCCTTCAGCGCCAGCTCAACGGAGCCGGTTGGGACGATCACGGCAACACCGCCGGATTCGTTCTGGTAAATGATGCGTGAGGTGGTCATGGTGGCTGTGGTTGTCATGGTTGGGGGTTAGCGGAAGATGCTAATGCAAACATAATCAATATCAGCTAACGATCCGGTTGACATATTGTTTACCACAAAACGCGCTGCCGTAGTTGATGGAGAAGATCCAGTGTGCAGCGCTGGAACGTAATCTGTGTCGTTATTAGCAACACCTCTGTATCCAACCGTAAACGCAAAGTTTGCATCCACCAACGCCGTCGTAAAGTTCACCGTGTAATCCCCAACCCCGTTATCCGTAATGCTGCTTACATTCCCACTGGCCCGAATCGCTACCGTACCGGTGCCGTTGAAGTTCACCCAAGCGCGGCAGCCGTAAGCAGTGGCAACAGAGCCATACCCAGAATTGAACTTTAAATCTGAGCCATCAAACTCACCAACGCTTGCGCCATTTGTAGCAAATGCCAGCCTGTTTGCACCTGCTCTAAATACTCCGGTATCGGTATCTGATGAAAAATTAACCGATGGTGTTGCAGCAGTGCCATCTGCAAGGTTTGACGCACCGCCATTTGATATAAAGCTTAATGTTCCCGTTCCGTTGGTTGACAATACTTGGCCGTTAGTGCCATCTACGCTAGGAAGCGTAAATGTAAGATTGCTGGCGACTGTTGCTGGGGATTGTATTGCAACATAGTTGCTGCTATCAGAATCAGCAAACCTTAAATCGCCTTGCGCATTTAGTGTTAAATTACCTCCATATGCGGTTAATTCTCCGGTACTACCAATACCAAAACGGCGAGTGCCTCCTGTTGCAAAATCAATTTGATCAGCACCATTGAAAAATATTCCGGTGTTTAAATCGCCTGATACAGCAATGCCCGGCAATGCGGCGGTGCCTGCTGTGACGACTAGGGCGCCAGTCATGGTGCCGCCAGCCAATGGCAGTAGTCCGAGGTTGGCGCTGGCCAGCGTGCCAACGGACACCCATGCGTTGTTGGCGGCATTGCGGATCTTCAGCAGCCCGGTGGTGGTATCTGGCCACCACTGGTAGGCATACATGGTCCCCGGTTCAGTGGCGCCGCTGTTGTTGCTGACGATTGCGGCAAGGCTGCCGTTCAGGTCAGAGCGGACAGCAGCACCTGTGCCGTTAGCGATGACGTAATCGTGCTGGGCCATGCTCAGGTCACTTTGCTTTCTATTCTAGCCCCCCTTGCCAAATCCCACCGCACTCCATAGGAAATTCCTGCTGACAGCAGTGCCAGCACTGTTCCTGAAGATTACCTCAAAGCCCGTGCTGGTGACGTTCGTGACGTTGAAGAAGTCGCCTTGTGACAGGTTTTGCGCTGTGATGCCAATGCTGGGCAAGCTGGTGTTGGGGCCACCCAGCAGGGCAGTGCCAGTAAAAAACGGCTTGTCAAACGCAACCGCATAGCTGGCCGCACCACTGGCGAGCGCAACAACCGACTGCTCAGTGCGCCGCTGGAACGTGGCTTCATAGCCAAGCTGGTCGATCAGGATGTTCTGCGCTGGGTTGCTGCTGCTCAGCTCAGCCTTGAACTGGAAGCCGCGACCCAGGAAGGTGCCATTGACGAACTCCTGCCAGCTCGACCATGTAGGTGAACTAGCCGGATTGTCTGGTGTGCGGCGCAGGTAGAGCTTGGCATTTACTTGGTCGATGATGCCGCCATCCCAATCAGACCAGTCGTCAACCTCTGCGGTGCGGCTGTCTACCAGATCATTGGGGAAGAAACCAGCGGTAACAAAGAAGCGGCTTAGATCAAGTGAAAATACCGCGCCAAGATCCACCGTATTAGCAAACTCATAGGTGCCAACTTCCTGCACGGCACCTGGATAGTCCATGCTGCTGAGCAGATCTAGATCAGCGATGGAATCAAACAAGATGTCACCATCAAGCACCAGCGCATCAAACTCATCGCTATAGAACACATCAGTTTTGGTCCCTTGATATGGCGGCGAATCTGCATCCTCGCGCCGGCTTTGCACTAGAAGGTTGCCCAGTGCATCAGGGAAATCAACGATCACGCTGGTTTCTGTGGCTGATTGCCTGCCACCGTCATCCTCAAACTTGACCAAGATTTCACCTTCAACCAATGGCACAATTGCCTCAGTGCTGACGCCAGCTTTTGCAGGTATCAGGTCTACACTATTTGACCATGTACCCGTGCCATCGGTCAGGTTAGTGTGGCGAATGTGAACACGTCCGCCTAATTTTACGTCAAGATCAACTGTTGGATCCCACCGCAGGCGGGCACTGTTGGCGCTGATTGTTTCAATTGTTAGGTTCTCAACGTTGCTTGGTACTGCGGTTTTGCCGAAAGCCTGCACCGATAAATTGGCTGGCGTCACTGATTGCCGCAGTGCTGCATTGAGGCTGTAAACCTGGATCTCATATAGCGCTGCTGTGGTATCAAGGATCTCGTAATCGGGCCGCGCTTGTGTGGTGGTGCTCCAGTTGCCGTTCTCCTGCCGCCAGCGCACGCGGTATTCGTTCACTCCTACCACCGACTTCCAGCTGATAATCAACTTGACCAGCGCCCGACCGTTTGATTCGTAGATCGTCTCAGTGGATTGGAGATTAGTCGGCGCCGCTGGGATGGCGTTCAGCTCGGTGATGTCCCGCTGCTGCAGGAGTGCACCGCGTTCGATGTAGTCATATTTGCCGGAGTTATAAGCCAGCGCGCTAATGCTGTATTGCGCACCGTCCTGCTCACTGACGGTAAGCACCCGCCAGGTGGATGTCTGGATGTTCGATGTTTCAAAGATCCACACGCTATTGGCGTTGGGCGCTGTGGTAAGCGCTGTGGCCAAGCTGATTACGTTGCCGGCGATTGCGGTGACGCTACGGCTCTCGACTGTGCCGGTGGGCAGGATCACCGACAGGGTAGTGCTAGTGCCGATCGCAAGGCCGGTGGCATCATCCACCGTCACCGTGGTGGTGGTTGCTGTTGAGATGCGCCCGCCGCGCCGTGAGCCGGCCTTCACCGGGTCGCTGACTTCAATGATCTGCCCAGGCCGGACCACCACACCGGCATCAATTGAGGCGGTGAAGTTGATCACCTCTGATTCATAGTGCTCGGAATAAAGCAGCCATTCACCGATGCGGCTGGCCTGCCCGCGTGAGGTGCACGCAAATGCGCTGATCTGAGTGGTGACAACACCAAACTTAACGATTGCGTCTTGATCTTCAACCACCTCGTATGCAATGTCGCGGCTGTTCAGATCGAGGTAGCTGACCACAGCCACAGTGGGACGGGTCTTGCGGCTGCTGCCCTGATAGCTGAAGCCTTCCTCGGTGACGTTGGCCAGGGTGAACAGGTAGGCCGAATCACCGGGACTGTCCTGACTGACCGTGAGCGCGCCGGTGCTCCAGTACGGCATGACTCGAAAGATCGAGCACATGTCATTTATCAGCTTGTAGGCATCCTCTGCTGTCTGAATGTTGATGTTGCAGGAGAAGCG